AAAAATGAAAAAACTTCTATTGGTTTTTTCGTTATTCTTCGCTATTCCCACAAGTGCTGCTGAGATTACTTCTAAAATTACAGATTCTGTCCAACTCAAGGTAGATGCAGCTGCCTCTCAAGCGATCCGAGTTGGTGGTCAATATTCAGTTTCAGGTACGAACATTCAATCATCCACGTTTGGTGGTGTAGGTGGTGCTGGTACATATTCAATTAATACTGCTGGTCAAGCATTTACGTTTTCTGAAACGTTAATTGATGCAGACACCGCACCTAACTCTGTATCAACTGGCGCTATTGCACCTTATGGAAATATTACCTCTACTGCTGCTGGTGCTGCTGGAAGTCTTGCTGGTACTTTGTCTAACACATCAGTCCCTACTGTGACTGCTGGTGGTGCTGGTACGACAGCGACAGGTCAAAGATCTATCGAATTGAGCGTATTTAAATGAAAAAAATCCTAGCAGGGATATTCCTGCTAGGGTTTTGTAATGCTTCCCTAGCAGAACAAGTTGTTCCTAATTTTACTAGAGGAACAATAACAGCAACAACAGAAACATCTACAAAGATTATAGAAACAATACGCCAAGTTGAATATACAACTGGCACATCATACACTGTCACTGGAACAAATATTAATATCCCTGCCACTCCTCATCAAGGAGCAACCTATACTATTATGACACAAGGTGCTCCATTCCAGTTCAGTGAAACTCATCTTGGACCTGGAGTGGCAAAAGAAACATGGATAGATCGAACTACAGAACAAAAATCTACAACAAATTCTATATCAGTCTTTACTCAATAGCATTTCTTTTTTATGGCACGGTTTACGCTCAATCTGCTCCTTCTAATACTAATATCGCTGGTCCTAGTGCTTCCGCTACAGGTAATGTTACTAACCAAGCTGTCCAAGTCTTACAAGGTCCGTTCGCAGTTAACACCTACGGATCAGGAGTTAGTTGTCAAGGACCAACAATAAGTGTTTCTCCATTTGTATTAGGAAATCTAAGTGGTAATAATGATCCCACAACATATCAAACTCATAATGGTAACGCTGGTATGAGTTTTGGTTTTAATTTTCCTCTTGATGGATCACTACAAGAAATCTGTAAGACAAGGGCAAAGGTTGAGATTGCTAGACAACAAGCTGAAGCAGATAAAGCAAGACTTGACTTTGAATTAGTCAGGTTATTGAAATGTGGTGAAGCAATCAAGTCTGGTATTACATTTCATCCAGACAGTCCATACTATAAGATCTGTGCTGATGTAGTTGTGAGGTATCCAAGTGCCAATAAACAAAATTGATAATATTGGTGTTCAAGGTCCAAGTGTAATTCCTACAATAGATGCACCAGTAATACAACAAACACCACCCCCAGTTAGTCGCGGTTTGGCATTACCTGTCTTTCGTATGCCAGATCCATCAATCAAATATCCTGTAATCAATGTACCAACACAGGAAGAGTTTGATGCTGCTGTAAATGCAGAAAAACAAAAAGAGCAACAGCAGCAACAGGAAGAAAAGACTAGAGTATTACCAGATAGTAAACCTATACTACCACAAATTCCTGTTCAAAATATACAGGATAATCGGATTATTTCCGATGATGCCCCCAAAACTAATCTAGGAGTGCCCGTCATTGAAGTACCAATCGTCGGGGAAGTTCCAGTTCCTCCAAAAGAACAGGTTATACTTGCTGGCACCACTGCTACTGCTTCTGTTGCTGCAGCTCTTGTTGGCAAATCCTTGGTGGAATGGATGGTAGGTAAAATGAAACCTATCGTGCAGCAGATACTAGTAAGGGGTAAGAAACTTTTGAAAAAAGATCTTACCCCTTATGAACTTCAAGTATATTTTGCTTTTGAAAAGAGTGCTTCTCTGAAAAAAATCAATAAGTCACTCAAGAAAGAACAGAAAAAAGATAAACAAAGGCAGTATAAAGAATTTCACGAGAAGTAATTACTTCTTCTTCTCTTCATCTTCTCCACTTTTTTTCATAGTATTGATACCAAATGTGGCAGCGGATGCTGTAAAAACTGTAGCAATAAAGGTAGGATCCATTTTGGATAGCATACCAGCATAGCTAGCGGTTAGGAGAGCAGCAGACCAACTCAAGATAGCAACACGAATAATAGTAGCCATACATTTGTCTTTTTTTGTTTCTTCCATTTTAGGTGTGAGTTAGGTTAACGTTTTTCTCAATCGAAAATACGACCCCATCCATCATTACCACCTGGACACCAACGTGCTTTGAGCATTGCCTTACTATAGACAGTGCCTTTGCCGTTTGTTACTGGTCCTTGATAACCATCGTTGCATGAACCGTAAGGATCGTTGACTACATATCCATCACCTTTCTTACCAATTACAACACACATGTGCCCACCAGTAGGTGCAGAAAGAGAACCCCTGTGAAGGATACCAATAACGACAGGTTTCCCAGCAGCGAGACTTTTATCAATATCAGCAAAAGAAAGATTGTAACTAAAGTGTGACTTAACTCCATAACCTGCAAGTACTTTTGTTTGTACCGCATGGTCAGTCGTGTCACCAATCGTAAATACTTTAGTAACGTATTCATCGTCGCCTTTGATGCTGCCTGGCTTGAGGAAAGCAAGGCACATAGCGCACGATGAACTGTTGCAAGTTCTATGTGCATCTCTATAATTATCAACCTGATTGAAGTAAGGAACTGCTAGAACTGCTGGAGTTGGTGGCTTAGTTCTAAACTTTTCAATCCATGCTGCATCTTTATTTCCACCAGCGCCATCATCGATTAGTAATTCTTTAGGTGCTACTTGCTCAAGCAATTCAAGTGCAGCAACATGGTTAGCATTCTTCTCAGAGAAAAACTGGAAGAACTTATGAAGATCTACTGTGCCTCCAGCAGCATTACCGCCACGGTACTTTGAAACCCAAGCAGCGTTCTGTGCTTTTAATTCTGCTGGAAGTGCTTCAGTAAATAATCCAACCGCTGCGACATGGTTAGGATTTTGTTCATCATAAAACTTGAAAAAATTAATTAGTTTTGAACTCATTTTATACTCCTGTTTTTTATAAAATATTCCGCATCCAATACAACTAAAGGTTTTTTGCCATTCTTTTTAATAAAGACTATAGGTTCATAGTCTTTACAATTAGAACAAGCTTGTTCGTATGCGTCCCAAATATTTAGTTTCTCTTGATTTTTACATTCAATTGAAAATGGAAACTTCTGCCTAGCATCCCTTGCCATGATAAGATCTTCACCACCTGCTCCCATACTGCGACTTTCAATATCTTCAGGATGCACTTCAAGATGTTCAATCAGTTGATCACGAACCCATTGTTGCAATCTTCTGCCCTTTGCCTTAGCAGATTGTGGACGCATAAAAAATACCCTTTCGGGTATTTAGTCTATAAATGGATGCATAATACCACCAGTTCCTGTTTCATGATATCCATCATGAACTTCTTTCTCTTTAGAACACATGTATCCACACATGGATAGATCACCATCATGTTCACGTATTTTCCATGATCGTTCAAGACGTTCTTTATAAAATGGAGAACTCATAATTTCATCCCAAGTAGAATGATACAACGATATGGATCCAATACCACCCTGATCTTCAATCAGATTGGCAACTGAATTATAGTACATGTTAGTCCTTCTATGATAATCATCTTTCCTAGGTTTTGAATTTGGATTTCCAGTCTCATAAAATTCTTTATATACTCTTCTACATTCATGAGAAAAATAACAGCATGGATGAACAACTCCTCTACTATCAATAATCATTTCATTTACAAATCCACCCTTACCATCATCAACAGCAGCACATTTAACATTAGTTGGTGTTAATGGTACTCCTAGTTTCATTACATTTTTATTATCAGATCCTGGTTCAAGGATTACATGCTTTCCTTGCCAAGTATATTGTAGGGTATTATTGTCATCAATAAATCCTGCTGTTGGTCTATGACAAAAAGACTTAAATCCATAAATTTTTGATAATGATTTACACTTTTCTATCTGATTTTCGTTATGTTTGAATACCAGCATCCTCCATTCAGCATTTCCACCACCACGAATAAAGGATTTTGCATTCGATATTACGGTTTTATAATCTACACCAACCCTATAAAGACTTAATGTATCTTGAAGTCCATCTATGGCAAAAGTTAATTTAGAATTTGGTATTTTAGCAAACACTTTTCCCAATTCTCCCCACCATCCTGGGTAATGAGTACCTCCGTTAGTACTCATACTAAGTTCAATATTGGGATTACATTCTCCGATGTATTCTACAATCTTATGAATATCTCTACACAAAGAAGAATCACCATAAGATCCATTAATGCGAATAAGAAAAACTCGCTCTTTTAAAAAAGACGGACTAAACCAATTCTTAAAATCAAAAAGGGATACCTGATGTCTGTCCACAGAATTTGGTGGAGTAAGACCATCTCGGGTATCCCTAAATCTAGAACATGCAGGACATCTTGAATTGCAGAAGTCTGAAAGTTCAATTTGAAGTTCAAACTTCTGTTTTTTTCTCAATTCATGAAACATTACAATTGGAAACCAGCAAACGTATCTTTCTTCATATCTTGTTTGATACCACCAACCAAGTAACTTTCTACTTCAGTTTCTTGTGGAGCAACTTGAAGACCCTTAGAAGAAATCCAATGCTCAGTCCAAGGAAGTGGATTGTTCTTGGAAGAAATATCATAGATTGGTTTCAATCCAATCGCCTTCATACGACGATTAGCAATCCATTCAACATAAGAACTAAGGAG